AAATATTAATTACTAATTCTCATGATGGTAAAAATGCCTTTCAATTTACCGCAGGATTATTTAGAATGATTTGTGAAAATGGATTAGTTATAGCTACAGATGAATTTGAAGATTTAAAAATGCGCCATATGGGTTATACGTTTGAAGATTTACAAATCCTAATTAGAGATATGGTTTCTAAATTGCCTTTAACAGTTGAAGCTATGAATAAAATGAAAGGTATTGAATTAGAAGAGGAGCAAATGTTTCAACTTGCTAAATCATTTCTTGACATCAGAGTAGAAGGTACGCAAAATACCTTTGATAGCCAAGCAATTCAGGACGTTTTAAATGTTCAACGTAAAAAAGATGAAGGTAATATGCTTTGGGAAGTATTTAATAGAGTTCAAGAAAATATTATTGAAGGTAATTTTGAATATAAAACACTAAAAGGAAAAGTACGTCAAGCTAGAGTTATTAAGAACTTTAAGCAAGATCAAGATGTAAATAAAAAGATGTTTAGTAAAGCTTTAGAATTAGTAGCATAATGAAAAAAATTATTTATATATTATTAGTAAGTTTCTTCTGGGCGTGTAGCCCAGAGGATATTACTTCACCCTATCCCTGTTTAGATGGGGATTGTGAAACTTTTTTTGAAATAGATCATTTAGTATCACCAGGAGTTTATCAGGATAATAATGGGTATTGGCATATTACACATAATGATATACAATATTTTACAATTAAGGGGAATACTAGTGAATTACACCCGGATTATATAGTAAATGGAGTTCCATTAATTGAAACCATATTTGATTCGGATTATTGGGTATGGATCGACGGTTTAACATTTACAGTACCGTTGTATAGCGTTTTAGGATTCTTCACCAGTGGAGACTACACAAACCCTATTCCCGTGGGTAATCTAACGTATACTATAGAAGATATGGCTATAAATTTTCCGCCATTAAATATAGTAGGTTACTCAATTAACCCAGATACTTGCTTAGAATGTCCTTATTTTGAAACATTAATTGGGACCCGAAGTAAATATAATACTCACCCAAAACAACAAATATTTTTTGATAATCAAATGGTAGGAGATACCGCTAAAGTATTTGTTAAGACTATATTTAATAGTAATATAGAAATAGAAAAACAATTTAATATAATATTTGAATAACATGAAAGAAATAAAATTAACACCAGAACAAGTAAAAGACAACCAAAAATCAGAATTATTTGATGATTTAATGGCAACAGCAACAGTAATGGAGGAACTTTGGAGATACCATCCCGAGAACCCAAAGAAAAAAGATGTTGTTGAAGAGTATAATATACTTAAGACTATAAAAAAGGGAATAGAAGGAGAATTGGATGAGTTAGATGCTTAATTAATATTTATAACTAAATAACATTATGTACATATATAAAGCAAAATGTATTAAAGTAGTTGATGGTGATACTATTGATGCCCAAGTTGATTTAGGGTTCGATATACATAAAGTCATTCGCATTAGGTTAGTTGGTATAAATGCCCCTGAATCTCGTACAAGGGATTTAGAAGAAAAGGTAAGAGGATTAGCTGCTAAGGCTAGAGTTAAAGAATTATTAAAAGAGCATAAAAATATTTTTGTATTAAAATCCCAAGGTGTTGGTAAATATGGAAGATGTCTAGGGGAGATATTTTTAGGAGAAGTTAAATTAAATGATATTTTAGTAACTGAGGGACACGCTGTTCCTTATTATGGTGGTAAAAGATGATCGATAAAGATAAAATTTTCGGGTTATTTGACAATGAAAGTCAGGGTGATGGGAAGATTTTAATTAATGCCTCTGATAGGATATTAGAAGAGGGTTATGCTAAGATTGGTATGTTCACAAAATTAGTTCAAAACCATTATGTATTTCACGCTAAACTAAAAGAATTTTTACAAAAAGAAGATAAAAACTATGACAGTGATTTAGCAAGAATTAATGCTGAATTTGCGGTATTTAATAGAGCTTTCTTTTATATTAGACAATTAGACTTAGATAAGGAAAACCATTTAAAAGCCTTTATAGAGTTTAAAAAAGAACCATTTATTAAATCATTACAATCAAGTATTAGATATTTTGAAGGTGAAGAAAAATATGAAAGGTGTGCTCTTTTACATAAATTAGAAAGATTAAAAGAAAAAGTTTAAAATAATTAGGATGGGCAAAAAATCCCTCGTATCTTAATATCACGGGTTTTGATAAAAAATGGGATGGGAAATAAAGGCGCAACAGGGATAAGGGGTAAAAATAATTAATTAATACACACGTTATGAGAAATAGAGAATACATTGAAAACAAGTTAGATAATGTTGAAAACGCATTAATAAATTGTCACAGGTTGGTAAATACATCAGCACCAGTAGAAGATTACAAGCAAGCAATATCAAAAACAATTGATTTAGTAAACGAAGTAAGAAATGCAATTGACAATGAACCTAAGGATGCCTCAGAAATAGGAGGAAAATAATAATAAAATTTAAAAATAAAAGTTATGTCGCTAACAGCAGAACAACTCCAATCAAATTGGATTGAGTTTAATACTAATATTGAAACCTATATTACAGGGGATCGTAAACAACGTTTACTTGATTTCTATAAAAAATATGAGGAAAGGGTCATTTTAATGCCAGCAGCTCATAAGAAAGAATACCATTCAGCCTTTCCAGGTGGTTATGTAGACCACGTTAATAGAGTTGTAAAAGCAGCATTGTCCATGTCCGCTGTATGGGAAGGATTTGGTTGTGATATGACGACATTTACCCAGGAAGAATTGGTATTTTCGGCGATTAACCATGATATAGGCAAAATGGGAGATTCAGAACATGAAGCTTACATTCCTCAAACAGATAAATGGAGACAAGATAAACTTGGAGAAGATTATATGTTTAATAAAAAATTAGCATTTGCTGCAGTACCAGATCGTGGGTTATTTTTATTACAAGAACACGATATTAAATATACATTTAATGAAATGCTTGCTATTCAGACTCATGATGGTTTATATGATTCAGCTAATGAGAAATATTTAAAGGGATTTATGCCTGAACAAAAACCTCGCACATCATTACCATTTATTTTGCATCAAGCTGATATGATGGCCGCAAGGATTGAATTTGAAATAGAATGGCTACATAAGTTCTCTAAGAATAGCTTGGATGCGCCAAAGAAAAATTATACATTATCGTCAAATAAAAAGCCCTCCACTAAAAATAGAGCTTTAAACTCAGTAAAAAGTGAAGGATTAAAAAATATGTTAGACAGTTTATAATATGACAACAATATCTATAGTTTTAATATCAGTACTAGTAACACTAGTAATAATTTTAGGATTTGCATGTTTCAATCTTTTAAGAAAGTATGAAAACGTGGAAGATATTATTAGTCAATATGATACTTACATAACAGAGTTCTCTAAAGAAATAGGATCTATTGAGAAACGTCTTAAAGATATTGACGCAAAAGGTACATTTGAAGGGGATGATGAAATTGGTTGGTTTTTTAAACAAATAAAGGTAATTCAAAATCGTTTATCTAAGTTTAAAATCCAGTAATGATCAAAAAAAGAAGAAAGAAGAGTAAAAATTACTTTACTCAAGATACGGAGGACGCTATAGTATTATACAATAATACAGAGTGCTCTAAAATCAGATCTAAAATATACGAACGCGAAATTCATTACGCGTTTTTCAAGCTTACCGAAAATATTATTCATACGTTTAAATTTTATCATACAGAAGTAGAAAAATTAGAACACCTACAACATGAAATAATTACATTCTTATTATCAAAAATCCATTTATTCGATCCAGGTAGGGGTGCAAAGGCATATTCCTATTTTGGTACTATCGTTAAACGTTGGTTAATATTATATAATACTAAAAATTATAATAAAAAGGTTAAAAAAGTACCTGTTGATAATTTAACAAAAGAAGGGTCAACTTACATCTATAGTATGAAAGATGTAGGTAAGGAAAAAGATGAATTAAGTGAGTACATAGAAATTTACGTTAAACATGTTACCGAAAATATATTTGATTTATTTCCAAAAAAGAATGATGCTCAAATAGCAGATGCAATACTCGAGCTATTTAGAAAAAGGGAAACCATAGAGGTTTTTAATAAAAAAGCACTTTATATCTACATTCGTGAGATGGTAGACGTTAAAACCCCAAAAATAACTAAAATAGCAGACAAGCTTTACGAAATATTTAGATCACAATATGTTTTCTATTTAGAAAATGGGTATACAAGATTCTAACTTCATCTTATACCAATATTTATAACCAAAAATATTATGAATAAATTAGATAACATAATTTTTGGCAAGAAAAAATTCTCAGATATTTTACATGAGATTTATGACAATCAAAAAAAGAAAGAACAACAAATCACGGGTTTAATATCGGAATTAAAACCACTTGTTTCTGATATCGGTGATGCTACACTTATAGTACCATTAATAAAAGACTATTTAGAATTAGGAGTTCGCAATGATGAGCAATTAATTAAAATGGCTACAATAATTCAACGTGCTGTTAATAATAATGATGGTGATGGGTTAGGTATTTCTGATGCCGAAAAAGAAGAATTAATGGCGGAGTTAGAAAAAATAACTATCGAATCAAAAGAAGATGGGGTATAAAACAGGAATTGGTTTCTTTAACAGTATTATAAATCAAAGTAGTAGAGAAAACAGTAATGAAAATTTAAAAAGTACAATAGTATCCGGTAGGGTAACTAACATTAATTTAAATTCAAACTCAACTATTTTTACAACAACGAACGAATGGCAAGGTATAGGCACTATACAATTCCAGCCCGTTGGTGGTCCTGTTAATGAACAAACACTAAATTCCTCAGGTTTAAATTACGCTAAACCCCTATTTCCCCAAATTAAAAATTACCCTTTAGTTAATGAAATAGTTTTATTATTTAGGTTACCTTCTAAAGAGGGTATTAGTGATATGTCTAACGTAGAAACATATTATTACTTAAATACTATAGGTATATGGAATCACCCTCATAGTAATGCATATCCAAACCCTTTAAATAAGCCTTCATCTACCCCTGCTACAAGTAAAAATATATTTGAAATATTAGCAGGTACTCCAAACAAAACAACAGATAAATCTACAGATTTAGATTTAAATGGTGGAAGTGGTGGAACTTTTGTTGAAAGTTCTATTATACATCCCTTAGTACCCTTTGCAGGTGACCAAATATTAGAGGGAAGATTCGGTAATAGTATTAGATTAGGAAATACATCTAAAATAGATGCAGAGGTAATTAATAATTGGTCTTCTACAGGTTCAAGTGGTAATCCTATAACTATAATTAGAAATGGACAAAACCCCGAAGTTGAACCTCCTAGTTGGAAACCTATTACTGAAGATATAAATAA